CTTGTAAGTTGTATATCTGTATTATCTCTACTAAGTACAACTTCAATAGCATTTACAGTATTACTACTTAGTTCATATGATGTCACACTAGTTGCTAGAGTTACAGCAGTAGTCCCTGTAGTCCATAGAAGTATGCCTCTATTCTGCCAATCCTTAAGCATAAGATTAACAGAACGTCTTGCAGAAGCAGGTTCATGACCAAGAGTATCTTCTCCCCCTATCATCTCACTAGCTTCTTGTATAACTTCATCTATGTCTAGATTAAAGTTGTATGTTCCTGATACTGCCATTATGTTCTATACCTTCTTGTCTTTCTTGCAATCTTCTTAGGTTGCCTAACGAACTGCTTTCCTGCAGCAGTCCCCTTCCTCTTTGCTCTGGTGGTCGCTGCATACTCCTTTGATGATAGGCTTTTGATTGCCTTCTCTGGAAGATACCTCTCTCCTGTCTTGCTTGACGGTTTCCCTGACTTGGTTCTCCATTTCTGCTTGCTCCACTTACTTAGTTTATTACTAGACTTTTTCTTCTTACCTTTATATGTACCACCTGATTCTTTATAATACTTAACTGCTAGTTGCATTGCCCTTGCTGAATGCTTGCCACCCATCTTAGCTTTTGCTCTAGCTTTAGCCCTAGCCCATTTAGCAGGATCTCTTTTAGTAGCTGTACCACTAGACTTTTTTTTTCTTACTGCCATTCTGACCTCTTGCTTTCTTGAGTGATGCTTTAGCTCTCTTGGCTATATTCACCACTTGGGTTTTCTTCATTACCTTTGCTCTTTGTTCCATCACAGTTAGTATCTGTATCTTACGAGCATATGGTTTTTTTATTCTTCTAACTTTAGCAACTGTAGCTCTAGCATCAGCAGGAGTAGCAAACTTTATACGTACTGTATCACTAGGATTTTCGTCTGTATAAAGTCTACGTTTAGATCCTTTAGGTTTTTTTCCTGTTCCTTTTTGAGGATCAGCCATCTTAACCCCAATCTGTTTTAACAATGCATTCACTGCAACTACATTGTTTACATACTTCTATTTCTTTATTCTCATTATCTATTACTTTAGTTAAAGCTATTCCACAATGAGAATCATATCCACAGTTTTTACACTTATTCATTTACCTACTTTCTTCATTGCAGCAGTATGTGCTTTTTTAAAAGTAGTACCTTTTTTCATTTCACTTCTCATAAAAGACATATGTTTTTTAGTGTGATGAACTGAATGTTTCTTTAAAGTGTCAGTCTGACGCTTCGTCAGTTTCTTCAACTTAGATGATTTTTTCTTCGGCTTTAACAATTTTTTTTCCTTTTTGAAAATTAGGTATTACCTAACTTTACCGCCCCTACGTCTTTTAACAGCACCGCCCTTAGATTTGTACTTAGTCTTCTTAGCCATGCCACCACCCATACGTTTTACAACACCGCCTTTAGACATATATTTAGTTTTTTTTCTTCCTGCCATTTTTCTTCTCCACATAAAGATTGTTAAAAGTAATATTCGGATTCATATAACTATTATCTATTTCTGCTGAATGAATATACTGACTTGGTGCAAAATCTGGTGCGCCTTCTCCAGTAACCCACAAAGCAGGATTTGTAACTCTAACTCTATTATTCGGTAATGCTATTATATTTCCTGTATATTCTCCAGCATCTATAAGTTCTAAAACATGTGACTGTTTATGTTGTGCTGGATCATCGGCTATAGCATTATCTGTATAATCAACTGTAAACATGTATCTTCCTGTATAAAATTCTCCATCTATTTTACAAAGCCAAGGACTTGATGATACTCGATCCATTGCAATAATTGTATGGTTTCTTGAAGAGCAGTCCCAAGGTTGGGCTAGGTGAGTTTGCATTTGTTCAGGCCATTCTTCTAATTCAGTATCAGCTATTAAAGCTGTTATTGGCATTCTAGCCCACATTGCGCCACCATGTATATTCTCTTCTTCATCACAGCCAGTAAATACAATATTAAAACTTAAACATCTATCTGGTATTGTATTGACTGCTATTGCTAATGCGTGTAAATATTCTCCTTTATATTCTTGGTGATTATTTGTAAATTCTTTTCTAACCCAACATTTAAAATGTGGTATGTTTGAACTTAGATACATTATATTTAGTTAACACCTCCATCTTTTTCTAGCTTGTCTAAGTCTGCTATTTGGATTCTTAGCAGCCTTTGGAAATTTCTTCATCTGTCCTGCCGATCTAGCACAGTAGCTTTTACGCCTTGATGCTCTTTTACCAGTAGGTTTCTTTTCAGTTACAGCAGTCTTTAGTTTAGAACCAGGGTTCTGTCTTCTATATTTAGCAACACCTTTAGCAGTCATGCCAGCACCAGACTTAGTAGGACGTTTCATTCCCCTACCAATAGTTATGCCTTTCATATTACTAGGCTTTCTTTTTTTCTTAGTTTTCGCCATAAGTGTTCCTATACTTTTGAACTAAATAATCACAGTAATCTTGAAACCATACATGCCAATCTGTGTAGTCTTTTCTATCTGGCTTATGTATAGTAAAGTCTATCTTATCAGTATTACCGTAATCCATTAGTACATCTTATTAGAATAGTTAGCTTTACCAAATCCTCGTAAGGCTTTACCACCACCTCTACGAAAGACTTTACCACCAGCTTTCTTTTTATTAGGATTATCTATTGCATCTAATTCTTTACCTTGTTTTATAAACTTACCTAATCCTTTTTTAGTATTTTTAAAACCAGCATCTTTTAATTGTTCTTTAGTTACTGCTGCTAATTTTTTACCAGCTTTATTTGTAAAAGTAGATAAACCTCTTCTTTGTGCTTCCTCCACTGATCTAGCTGGACCTTTTTCAACTTTTTTAATTACTTTAGCTGGACCTGTTTCAACTTTTTTAGTTATTTCAACTCTACCGCCTAATGCTCCAGGGGAACGTCTATTATCTGTTTTTCTTTTTCTGCTTAAAACACTATCTGTTTTAATTGGTTTTTTATTTTTATTTCTTTGTTTATTAACAACTCCTGAAGTAAGTCCTGTACCTGCTAAAACAATAGTATCTGCAATAGCTTTATCTTTCTTTTTATTTAAAGCATCTTTTGATTTTTTAAGTTTAGTAATTCCAGTATTAGCTGCTCTTTTTTTGTTAGCAGTATCTTTTTCTCGTGCCGCTTGTCTTGTAATATTTTCACGACCTCTAGCTTCTTTACTTAAATTTCCTTTTGCTTTAGGAGGTAACTTACCTTTTAATTCAGAAGCTTTTTGTCTAGCCTTATCTAAACTTTTAAATGTTTCTTTTCCTACTTTATATATTTTTTTACCATTTTTTATAGTATACATTATAGCTTGTGCGCCTCTTATACCAGCACCTGCTAAAGGTATAAAAGTCGCAGCAGTTAGAGCAGCATCAGTAAGATTTTCTACATTTTTAGCTACTTTTTTATTTTGACTAGGGAGAAGACTATTTCTAAACTTTTGTAATCTTATTAATTCTTTTTGATCTGCTTTAGTAAAAGAGCCTGTTCTTCTTTTTTTCTGAAGATTTTTTATTTTTTCAGTTGCTTTTGCTTTTTGTTTCTTTACCTCTTCATCCATAGCTACTCTCCTATTGAAACTTTAAAAGATTTACCCTGAGAGTAATCTTCCTCTACAACTACGTCACTCTCTTTACCTGTAACGCTTGGTCCTTTACGAGCAGCACCGTATCCCTGTCCAGTTGGTCTGCCTAATACTTTATCCAAATCTACTGGAGTTGGTATCTGTGATATGGGTCCACCCATTTAACTTCTCCTTTTCTTTCTTTGCTTCTTATTAAGTTTACTTAGTTTTCTTTTTTTCTTTCCGGGTTTCATAATCTGCTGTCTAACAGATCCACGACTAATCATCGTATCCTGCACCAATTACTTTACCACCACTCATACGATAGGTAATCTTACCACCATACTTCTTAGGCATCATTTTAAAATCTTGTCCAGTGATCATACCATCTTTATTCATATCAAGTTTAGTTTGTCCTCCTACTAAACCACCCTCCATTTTTTTAATTACTTTAGGTTTTTCTGGTTTAGGTGCTAATTTAATTTTACGTTTATCACCTTTAATAATTCTTTTAATTGTAGGTGCTGCTTTTTTTACAGCGTCCTTCTCTTGTTCAGTCATGCTCATTAACTTGCTCCTTGTGTAATTGTATCTGGACCACCAGCAGGAGAACCAGCAACTGCCATATCATCTTGTCTAGTACGTCTTGCTTGATTTCGTAGTGCTGCTATAGCATTATCATATTGTGATTGCCATACTGGTAGTGTATTCCAATCTTTCATGTACATAGTTGCTTCTATCATACAACCTGCAAAAAGAGCATTATAGCAATACTCACTAAAATAATTTTGTGTTGTTACGCTTGTTCCTGTAGCTGATGCTAGAGGTAGTGGTTGTGACTGTGTTTGTATCTCAACTGTTATTGCTGAAACAGGAGTAGGCACAATTTTTACATTAGAGTTATCTCTTCTTGTATAGTATCTTGGAGTACCTGTAGATGCACTAACAGGCCAATAGTCATTGACATACTCTGATGTTCTTTGTAATAGATTAGTTATAGTTGTACCTGTACTTACAATGTAGTTTACATTACGTACAATACGTACTCT